CTTCCATGTACAGTTTAAAACCTGCATCATTAATTGTTATGTTTTCAAAATCACGTTCAACCCAAGTGGTACCCATTTTTTGAAATACCTCACCAACTATTGGTGCCGCCATAGATTGTGTTGTGAGAAGTATCAGAGCTGATACTAAAGATAAAATCTTTTTCATGTTATTGTGTTGAACAGTTTGTATGTGTTACTGATAAGTCGGCAGTTTGTGTGCTTCTATCAAATGAATAACTACAAGTACCAGAATCAGTTTGTGTAAAAGATAAAGTATAATCGTAGATACTATCGCCATATACATTTACTGTTCCTGTGTTGTCGCCATTTGTTTGAAGAGCTTGAATATTTGATCCACTTGTGGATTGATAAAGTGTAAAATCATTATCTCCACCATTTTGAAATAAACCAAATGTGTTGTTACTACCACTTACTCGTAATCTTGCTAAATTATTATCAAGTACCTGTGTCATTCTAGGATAAGAACCAATCCAAGGTGAATAACCAATTAATTTATTATCTGCACCTGAACCAGTTATTTCAACTAACATATAATTATTGGTACCATAGTTGTAAGCATGAACCTCATTACCACTACCAATAATCCAAAAGTCTATTGATACAAGATTTGGGTCACCAACTGAACCATGATTGTGTGAGGTATAATGACCTACTGCAGCATTAGATGTTGTATTTTGTCCTGTAGAATTATTCATCTGATATTCTATATCATTTGAATCACCAAAAGCATAAACATACAAATAATGATTTGAGGCAGCATATGGTCCTTGTTTAAATAATACATCATTAGAATCCCCTACTATATCTAAATCAACATTGAAGTTACGAATGACATAATCGTTATTATCATCAATGTGAACGATATTAGAATTACCTGTTATATCAATGTCTAGCCACCAACCAGTATCATCTACATCATCAACATCTAAATTTAATACATTAGAGTTACCTGTTGCAACATAATCTAGTGTGCAAGTGGTACATTTAAATGTAGAGTATGCATAGGTGATATTAGAGTTACCTATTTGTTTTATTGAAATCGTTAAATTATTACCATATATATCAAAGTAGTCCTCACTTCCAGAGGTCATTGATGTGCCTACTTTATTATTATTACCTTGTTGTTTTATGAATACGGATTCGCCAACGCCATTACCAGAAGTATCATTCTGGGACATATATACGAAATTTGCTGAATTTGCTGTTTTAATTGTGATGGTTAATAGAAACAGGATCAGCACTAACTTCATTATTATTTTCATCTGTACTTTCCTCCTCTAACAGTTCGTCAAGTTCTTGTTTTAATTTTTCTTGTTCTTCTTTTAATTGTTGTTCTTCTTCGGCTTTTAATTCTGCTTCTAGTATGTCTAGTTCATCTTGTTTTGCTTGTTCTTCTGCAATCACCAAGAGTTCTGCTTCACTAGGTCCGTCATACTTCCAGAGTTCTTTTTCTTCGCCTCGTTTAATAAGTTCAACTACACCTGCTTCAATTGCTTTTCTTACTGCATAGGTAACTGGTTCATTTACAGCGTACCCTGCTTCTATTTCTACTAACATTGTACCAGCGTCTGCATATTTAAATACATCTCCGCCTGTTGATGTTGAGAAGATAGTTTTTTCAATAACAGTAGAGATAATAACCTCACCTGTTTGTACATTGATAAGTCTTAATACAATTGATATAATATCTTGTCTATATTCTTTATGAACACCAATACCTAATACTCTTGCACCTGCACCACCTGATACAACATCACTATCATATCCTATAATGCCGCCTGTTACATATGCACCAGCAAATAATAATGCTGGTAGTGGTTCTGCTTCTTCACCATCTGACATTTGTCTAGTAGTTCTTATAAGTTTTCTTTCTTGTAATAGAGCGGCTAGACTTGCTCTTTCTACTACTCTAAACCATTTACCTTTGCCAGCATCTTGTAGTGCTTTAATTAAAATCTGATAAGACCCTTGTGTTACAGCACTTGACATTGAAGCATATTGCCCACCAGGTTTCTTTTGTCCTGTCATGTCCATGAAATCATAGACAGCGATAATAACAGGATCACCTTCAGGTGCCTGTATAGTTTCTAATTCTTTATATGCTACTGTTTGTGTTTGTACATCAAAGTTTGTTGCATTACCAGCACAACCTACAACAAACAATGTTGTTAATAATAAAGCTAACTTATTCTGAATCTGCATATGGATAATCTATTGTTGTGGTTACACCATCTTTGAGAATAGTAACTCTAACTGTTTCTGCTGGTATACCATTTACTGTACCTGTTGTAGTATTCTTATACCAATTAACTACTTCACCATTAGGTGATGTATAAGCACCAGATGGATTTGCTACACCTGTTGACCCAAATACACCGTCTGTGATTTGTTTTGCCAAAGCAGTATAGAATCTTGCTTCTAAATTTGTTTTGAATTTTTCTATTGCTGTTGCTGATAATTCTGCTTTTAGTGCTTTAGCATCTGCAACCCTTTTAGCGTCTAAGGTATCTTGTCTTGTCTTTTCGATATTCTCAATTGTGAGATAATGAGAAGATTGACCGTACCCACTAAAAGAAGGATTAGCAAATCCAAAAGTAAGTTCACTACCTTTTGCTGAAAAAGCACAAGCCAATACAATTATTACCGAAAGTGTTAAAAATATTTTAAACATACACTATTATTTATAAGTATAAATTTGTTCGTTAGACCAAAAAAAGGGGTCTTAACGACCCCTCATTTATAAGAATATTAATAGTTGACTACTTTTTCCAAAGTGCCCACAAAATACCTAGGGTAATAAGTCCAATAAGACCTTGTGATCCTAGGTCAGCTACGATGCTTGAAATGTTATTAATAACACCTAAAGCAAGAAACGGTACTTGACCTCCAAATACAACTTCTAAAGCAACTGATAGTCCTATTAGTGAAACTGCAACTGTTGTTACGTTACTAATAGCGTCTGTTATTGATTTCCACATAAAAACTCCTTATGTTTTGTTTTGATATCTCAAACTTATTCATTATATAATGTAATATTTATATTAAAAAGGGGTTAGAACATTATATTCTAACCCCAATATAGAGAAAACAGGTGGAGAGATTACTCTTCCTCTGCCAATTTACTAAAATAAGATAATGTTTCATCACTATCTTCATCAACTTGTGGCGTAGGTGTATCTACTGTTTCTGCTACAACTGGACTCGGTGTTCGTGTTACAGGTGGGATCGCAACATCTTCTGCCGTGCCAGTACTTCTTGTACCACTTAAAACTTTATCTAGTTTCGCTTTTAGCTCATCATATGATTTAAAGTTTTCAGGTGCAAGAAATGGTTTTAGGGGATATTGTTTATCCCATATTCCTTCGATTGCCTCGTCATTGTCTTTTACAGCAGACGAACTATCAAATTCTGATTTGTCATAATTCCAGTAACCATCAACTTTTCTAATTTTTAGTTTAAAGTTTGCACCTTCCCAAAAATCAAATGGGTTGATAGGTTTCTCATCTTCAAATTCAGGTTTCATTGCTTCAGTAATCTTATCAAAGATTTTCTTACCGAATTTAAATAATTTAATTTGACCTTCGTTCTCAGGATGTTTAGAATCACTAATGATTAATATGTTTGCAATGTAAGATAATTTTCTTTTTCTCTTTCTTGCAATTTCTTTATCAGCTTCAACACCAGAATTCCATAGTAAACTGTTAGATTCACTAATAGGACATTTCTTGCCAAGTGTAGTTAAACTGTTTTCAATAAACCAACCACCTGGTCCTTGAAATGCATGAGACCATAATCTTGCCCATGGTAAATCTTCATCTTTAACTGCTGGTAAAAATCTAAAAACTGCATAGCCATTACCTGATTTATCTAATTCTGGTTTCCAGAATCTATCATCAGCATATGAGTTCTTTTGTTTTTGAGGTTCAGCAACTTTTGAAAGTTCGCTGACTAGAGTATCTAGATTTGACTTTGAGCGTTTTAACGCTGCTATACTTGTATTCATATTTTTATATCCTTTGTATAATTATATTTGTATGTGTCTGTATTATTCGACATTATTATTTATATGCACAATAGGGGAGACTATGGATTACTCCCAAGTAACGAACCGGATACCATTTCCTATATCGTTACAACTCACTTCTGCCTGTCGGCAATTTGACACCCCTTGTTTTCCAAGTTATGCCTGGGTACAACCCCTAAGCAATCAAGTTCGAGCCTCTGGTGAAGCCCTCTTCCTTGCACTATAAAAAGAAAATAATTAGTTTTCTTTTGCATATATCTTATTATAACATATTTGAGAAGCTTTGTCAAGCACTCTAATATGTTTCTTTATTTGGTTCTTCATCATCGGCATCTAATTGAGATTTGTCCGAAAATTGTATTCCGAAGTCATCATCAAAATTTAGTATAAGTCCCTCTGATTTATCAGGTGCCTTCAATTCGACTATCTCTGCTTCTAGTTTTGATATCTTATCTTCGGCAACCACTAGTAAATGTTTTAATTCTCTTATCTCTATACCTGAATCCATCACAGTATGTTCTGCTGTATATCTTGCTGATTGATCCATAATTATACCAATGTTAATATTCTATTTCTTAATCTTGTAGCTCTATCACCCACTTGGTCTGCCCATCTAGAGTCCATCATTTCTTCTGCTGCTCTGACCCAATCGTTGTCATTAACACCAGCAATAAAATTCTTGAATTTAGATAGACGTGGTCTTCCCATGTTAAATGCCATGTTCACTATTACTTGTTGAGCAACTTCTGGTAAATCATCTAAGTTAGGAAATAGTATTTTAGCTTCACTTATAAATGTAGCAACATCTGATTCAAATACTTCGTTTACTCTATCTTCACTTACCTCTGTACCGTCAGGCTCACCATTTTCTGGGTCACTCTTTGTAACTAAATGCCCAATGCCAAATGTAGGGTAACCAAGATGGTCTTTATATATCTCGTATTTTACACCTTCATCTACTTTTAATTGTTCTCTTAATGCTTCAATATTCATTATATCTCCTTTAGTTTATCTCTTAAAGTCTTTTTATATTTCGTAACATTGTATGTAAGAAATGGTTTATATCTTATCATTCTATCATACATTTTAGGCCATAATACTTTCTCACCTATATTTTTATTTAGTCGTTTAGAAAAAGATAATATATCATCTAGTATTATTAAAGTTTCAAAGTTAATTCTTCTTGCTAAAAACATCTTTAATATCGGTGGGTGTTGCCCATTCTTTGATGTAAATATATCATCAAACTCTATCTTTCTTTCCAGTATATAATCAATGTCTTGTTCATAGTAATAATGTAATGCCTCTAACTTTTTTGACCAGTCTTTGTAATGGTCGTCACCAGTTTTGCCAATGATGTCACCAACCCATAGATTAGTATTAGAAACAAAATTGCTAAGGAAGTAATTAACAATGCTGCTATCGTTATAAGATTTAGAAAGCTTATGAAAGAAATACCTATCCCTTCTTTTAGTAAACGTTTCCAATCTTGCAGTTGTTCTGCCGTTGTGTTTATGAAAGTCGTAAGATTGGTTCTTACTTGTGAAGTGGAGTTTGATTGCCAAATAGATTTTATATACTTCAAAACCATTCATTATTCCTCTTTTAGATATTTGCTGCGGTTATTAATATACCGCCGACTAATGCGATAGCATATGTAATCATAATTATTTCTAACATATATTTCCTTATATTGGTAACTTTGCTGTTTTTTCTTTTAGCATATTTAAACCTTGTGCCTCAAATGCTATCTTCTCTTTTAGTGTTTTATTAATTAGTGCTTTCGTATTACTTGGATCAACCCCATTGTTTTCACAATATAAGATAATGGCATCCATGTAACTCATTCGTTTAGTTTTAACTGTATCTTCGATTAGTAGTGCAAATTTATTAGGTGTTATTATCATTGTTCTATTATACTATACTTTAAACTTTTCGTCAAGCTGTTTAAGTGTTATATACTCTAAATTTTCACATTCTTTCCATTCTTCTACTTCAGTATTATTTAAATTAACTTTATAAAACTTTGTAAATTTAAATGTATCAAATGTGGTCTTATGTTGTAATGTCCATGCATCTGGCACAGATGTTTTAGTCTTATGAGTATAAGCATTTGTACCAGCATATATGTTATTGTCTAGTTCCAAATCATGACCAATAATATAAACTTCATCTGCCCCCATTTCACATGAAAGATAGATTGATTTATTGCCTGTTCCGTATGCAATATCATTTTTATCTGGTTGTAAATTTATTACATTGTCTTTAGTTGTTCCTGTTACATGGGTCATATTCTCAACATCATCATAATGATAAACTGCTTCTTGATGTCCTTTAAATTCTACATCTATTCTACCATTTTGTTCTAGTAACATATTCTCAGCAATAACACTTGGTATAGGAGTCCAGTCTCCCAAATAAACTGTATTCTCAAAACAATAACCACTTCTATAAATCTCATGGCTCATTTTTGAATCTAAAGATACGAGTATGTCAGGTGTATAATCTCTATAGATTGCATTACAACCAACTACTGTACCATACTTTTTGTATTGTTCAATGTCTATTCCTTTTCTTGAATTACCATTACCAAAACAAAAATGTATCATTATATAAACTCCTTTATAGTGCCTGTTTCTGTTGCAAGGTACAGGCAAACCCCTAACAGCCTAGGCTGCTAATGCATACTCATTAAAGTTTGCGTTTGTAATAGTTTAAAGTCTTTGGACTATCCTCTCCAGTACAATTTCTAATAGCTGTCGATCCTATTTCGCCCCCTTAAAGGTCTATCTAGGATTTGGTGGAGGCGCTGGGTATTGCACCCAGGTCCATACTACTTACTCTCATTACCTTCATCAAGAATCCTTTTTAAATCAGGAAAAAACTCCCAATTAACTCCGTAACCTAATATACAAGTTTCAAATGTACTAGGTATGGTCATCATTAATGTTCCTTTATTCCATTGCTCATTATAAGTGAATGTTAATACTCCTATAACAGGATTATTTAAATCACCAGCACTTCTCACCTCTGCACCTGCTATTGGCACTTCGCCAAATATTTCAAATGCTGTTTGAAATACAAATGAAGTATCCCCACAATATAGTGGGACAGGTTTAGGTATTAATTGTGTTAAATCATAATTTGGTTTTTCTTCTGCTTGTAGTGAATTAAATACTGTATATACTATTCCTATAAATGTAAACCATATAAATAATTCTTTAAATATTTGCTTCATTGTCTTTGTAAAATTCCTCTATTGCTGGTTTCAGCAAAGGTAAATAATCTTTCTTATCTTTTATAAAAGTTTGAACCGCACCATCTTCGGTCACTATGAGGATTACAACTTGATTAATCTCTTGGTTAAATCTTTCTTCATACATCTCACAATAAGCAGAGCCTTGAATAAAATAGTTCTCTACCCATTCTTCTTTCTTTTCTCTTGTAGATGTCTTAAAATCTATTACTGATAATTTGCCTTTATATTCTGCTATACAATCGACTCTTCCTGCGATACCCCATTTATCACTATATAAGCCGCCCTCTTGTAATACTATATTATTTATATCATCTAGTTCAGATTTTAGTATAGTAAATAGGGCTAAAGGTAAAACATCTTGTTTAGATAGTTCACTATTGTTTAAGTAATCTTCGACTAACTGGTGAACTGCTGTGCCTCTTTTAGCTGCACTTCTCATTATATTATTCGCTACATCATCACCAACAGACTTACGCCACCTGTTGATACCTTCTTTACTTCGACCTGATAGTACAGTAGTAATTGATGGATATTTTTTACCCTCTGGTGTAACATAAAAGCGTTTGCCTTTAATTGTTTCAGTATTTATTTCGGGAAGTAGTTTTGTAGAGGGTGTATGTATAAAAGATTTCATATCATACCTCTCTTTCATAAAGGCATTTAATTTGTTCATAGTCTTTAGTATAACATATTATCTAGTCGTTGTCAAGCGTTTTCTCTATTGTATATTCATCATTAGTAATATCTAAAATTTTAATTGATTCATATTTGCCTGGTATCTTTTCTGTTAT